CAACAACTCGCTGTCCGTGGCGGATGCGTATCTGTCACTTGGTGGCCCGTCCAGCCTCGCCCCACGCCGTGTGTTTACCGGATCACAGACGCTGACCACGGCAACATCGTCTGCAACCGTGGTTCTTGCCGCCATATCATCGTCCCGCTCTTGCGCTGGCCGCATGTACATCAGCGGGCGATCTGGCGGCGGATCGGGGCAACGCATCCAGATTGTTGACTTCTACATATCTGGAACGACCCTAACACTGAATACGCCGGTTGTAGACGTTAACCCCGCAACGCCTCCATCAATCACCTTGAGCGTGACGGCTGGAAACCTGCAACTTGCGTTGTCGTATAGCAGCGGGACGTGGGGAGCGTCTTACAATTTCTCGTACTCGGTCGAACTGACCTGGGCATAAGGACACACGATGGACATGGATGACCGCCTGCGGCATGTGGAGCAGCAATTGAACACCCACGAAGCAGTTTGCGCCGAGCGCTACCACGGCATCATCGCCAACACTACGAAACTGACCGAAGATTTTGGTCGGATGAACGGACTGCTGGCCAAGGTCGGGTTCACGCTCATCGTGGGTATGGCCGGCATTCTGGTAAAACTGGTGTTCGGGAGCTGACATGAGCCGCAGCCTAGGCGATCTGCATTCGGCCTTCCGCCCGTTCGTGGATAACTGGCTTGCGGCCTGCGACGCAGCCGGGCTGGACATCCTCGTAACCTGCACCTACCGCAGCATGGACGAGCAGCAGCGGCTCTATGAGCAGGGCCGGACCATGCCGGGCAAGGTTGTGACCAACGCCAAGCCGGGGCAGTCGGCGCACAATTTCACGATGCCGGGGCCGATGCCGGCGAGTTTGGCACTGGATTTTGTCCCACTGGTCAACGGTAAACCGGTCTGGGACGGTAAACATCCGCACTGGACTCGCGCTGGGGAACTGGCAGAATCGTGCGGTATGGAGTGGGCTGGCCGGTGGAAGCGGTTCAAGGAGCTGCCCCATATCCAGCATCGTGCGTGGAAGTCCATCAAATCCGAGGTGATCCCATGAAGGAATATCTTTTGGCGCGTATGTCCGAAGCGTCGACTTGGCGCGGTCTGATCATGCTGGCGACTGCTGTCGGCGTGGTGTTCAGTGCCGAGCAGGTCGAGGCTGTGATCGCTGCTGGTCTGGCTTTGGCCGGTCTGGTTGGCGCGTTCTCACCCGACCACAAGCCGGAGGCGTGACGTGACCCTGCTGGCCTTGTCGGTCGGCATCTTTCTGGGTCTGGGGGTGATCTTCTGGTTCGCCTCCAGACTCGGACGTCAGGTAGGAGAAACCGATGTGCAACTTGATGCCGCCGAGACTGCCAACCGGAAGTTGCGTGAGGCGATGGACGCTGACGCTCGCGTTCGCCGTGATATCGCTGCTGCCGGCGTGTACGCCCCTGACGAGAATCAGCGGGACTGAGGTCTGCGCCGTCTGGCAACCGGTGTCATGGAGCAGCCGCGACACCCCAGAAACGGTGGCGGAAGTCAAGCTGAACAATGCACGCCGGGCCGCGTGGTGTGGTACTGTTACGGACAGGAAATAGGAGAAGTTTGTGGCTACTGTCTCTCCAGTCATTTCGTACGTTCAGGCTCAGGCCCAGAACGTCCCCAAGGTGGTGTGGTCCGGCATCGTTACCGGCGACACGATCGTCGCCCTGCCCGTCCCGGGGTACAACGCGTCCCTGATTTCGGCGCAGGTTGGCGGCACGTTTGGCGGTGCAACCGTCACGCTTGAGGTGTCCAACGACGGTGTCACGTACGCCGGAGCCAAGGATCTGCATGGCACTGCTGTGTCGCTCACGGCGGCTGGGCTTGTGCAGGTGCCAAGTTCTGCCATGTACATCAAGCCGGTGGTCACCAGCGGGTCTGCCAATTCCATCGACGTCACGCTCGTTCTGCGTGGATACTAGGAGTAAGTCATGAAGTGCGCTAAGCCTATGAAGTACAAGAAGGGTGGTATGGTCAAGTGCGCCAAGTGCGGTAAGGCACCGTGCGCTTGCAAGGGTAAGAAGTGATGGCCAGCCGTCGCCGCAACCCCAACCCGTCGAGCAACGAGGCTTCCATGCGTGGTCTCCCCTCCAAGGAGGAGCGTCGCCGCCTTGGCATGATCGAGGGCAATCCTCTGGCTCAGCAGGAGTCGACTTCCGGTGGTCCTCCGCGTAGGTACACGCCTGCGTCCATGAATCGTCCCGGCCGCTACGCTGGTATGGAAATGGCGAACGAGGCAGAGACCAAGCGTATTGGTACGAAGATGAAGCAGACGATCAACTCGCCGTTTACTGGCGGCTCCACCTATCGGAACAAGTAATCCGATATGGCTGGGTTGAAGATCCTGCGCTTCCTCGGTACAGCTCCCAAGGTTTCCCCGGAGCTGTTGCCGGATACGGCTGCCCAGATTGCCCGCAACTGCAAGTTGTATTCAGGCGATCTGCTACCTTATCCCCAGCCTGTCGTAGCCGGTAGCACTAATCGCACCGGTACGATCCACACTCTGTACGCACTTCGAGATCCGGTCACCAGCGAACTCAAGTGGCTGTCGTGGGCAGGTGATGTCAACATCGCCATTGCTACCCCGTCGCAGGACGACGAGCAGCGGTTCTACTACACTGGTGATGGCGCGCCCAAGGTAAGCAACTACGAACTGGCAACTGGTGGAGCTACCCCGTACCCGGTTTCCAGCTACGATCTGGGGCTGCCTGTACCTCCGGATTCCTCTGTACTCACGACTGTGGCTGGCACGTTCACCACGGTGGCCACGGCTTCGTACGCGCGAGACTCTGGCAATACCGCAACGATCGTCACTTCCTCTGCGCATAATCTGCGTACTGGCAACTCGATCACTGTGGCCGGGTTTACCCACATAGCGGGTACTTACAGCCAGACTCTGACGACGATCGTTGTGACCATTGTCGGGCACGGCCTGTCCAACGGCGCATCGGTCACGCTTGACTTCACGTCGGGCACTGCAGTTGCAGGTACGTTCACGATCAGTTACATCAGCTCCAGCCAGTTTTCGGTTGTTGCGGATGCTGCGCTTACGACCTCGGGTACGGTCAACCTTGACCTGCGTAGCTTCAACGCCACCAGTGTCGAGTGCACTGTGGTGGACAGCACCACGATCAAGTACTTCAGCCCGGGGTTCCCGGTCGCCACCACCTCGTACACCACTGGTACGGTTGACCTCGGCGGTCTTACCCAGACTCGCTCCTACGTGTTCACGTGGTACACCCCGTGGGATGAGGAGTCGATCGCATCCAAGCCCTCCGACAACCTGTACATCAAGGAAGGCGTAACGGTCACGGTCAGCAATCTTCCGACTGCCAAGCCGACCGGAAGCAACTTCGTGCGCGGTGTGCGGCTGTACCGCACGCTTGCTTCGACCTCGGGGACTGAGTACTACCGGCTCGCTACCCTGTGGTTCCCCATCGCAGTTGCACGAGTGCAGCGTACGAGCAACGTATCGCGTGTCGAGACTACCTATCCCCACAATCTGGATATCGACGGGCGGTTCAAGCTCAGCGGATGCACGAACGCTACGTTCAACATCACTGGCGGTATCGTCACTGATGTGCTGGATGACTACACGTTCGAGTACGCACAGGTGGCTGGCGATGTTGCAGATACCGCAGTTGCTGCTGGAACCGTATACCATGACGTGTCGGAGAATCCTCCTACGTCTACTGCGCGTTACTGGGGTGACGGTAGTTACGACTTTGTCGACGACTTTGATTCCAAGAACCTGCTCGACATCCTCGGGACGGATGAGTACGACGCACCTCCGTCCGGACTGCAGGGGCTCGTGTCGATCCAGAACACCATACTCGCTGGATTTGTGGGGAACCAACTGTTCTTCAGCGAGAAGGCTGTCCCCCACGCTTGGCCTCGAGAGTACACAAAGACAATCGAGCACAACATCGTGGGACTTGCCGTGGCTAACGGCAGCGTACTGGTACTGACGGAAGGCTACCCGTATGTTGTGACGGGTTCTGATCCGCAGAATCTGTCCATCCAGCGAGTGGACGCGTTGTACCCCTGCCTCAACCGCAGCAGCATCGTGACCATGGACTATGGTGTGGTGTACTCCACCCATGACGGTCTGGCCGTGTTCTCGGTTGGGTCCGGTCCGCAGGTGGTCACCAAGGCGCTGCTCAACAACGATACGTGGAATACGGCGATCGACCCGACCACGATCACGGCCTCGTACTACGGTGAGAACTACTTCGCGTCCCATTCCACCGGGGCGTTCGTGTTCGAGCGCGACGACCAGATCGGTGGCTTCTTCGTCTCCAACGACTTCCAGTTCACGGCCGCTTGGTACGACTCGCTGACCGGCAAGCTCTACGTTGTGAGCGGAGACGACGGCGACATCTACGAGTGGGACAACCTTGCCCAGCCGCTGACCACCATGGAGTGGAAGTCCAAGGTTATCGTAACCAAGGACATGCTGAACCTCGGAGCCGCCCGTGTGGTGGCCGACTACGTAAGCACGACCGAGGTCTGGGAATCGGGAACTTCCAACTGGGAAACGTCGACCCTGACGTGGAGTGCACTTGACCCGCTGGAGTTCAAGCTCTGGGTGGACAAGCAGCTCGTGTTCACGACCGACCTCACCGATAGTTCGGTGTTCCGCCTGCCCACAGGTTTCCGCTCGGACACGTACGAGGTCGGTATATCCGGTAACATCCGGGTCCGGTCGATCCATCTGGCCGAGACTCCGATCGGACTCAAGGAGATCTGATGGCTGCCCCACGTTTCGCCGCAGTTCCCAACATCCCGATGACCGGTCTTACCGACTGGCAGTCGTATGTTCTGTCGGCGCTCAAGGAAAACGTCGAGATCCTCACCGGTGCGCGTGGTGGCACTGGCGGGCGTGCGGTGGTTAGCGGCAATATAACTGTGGCGGCTGTGCCCACCGGGACCATGACCCGAGTCACCGCGCAGGGTGCCAGCTACACGATCAGCGGCGTGACCGTGCCCAGTGCAGACGATTACGTCAAGCTCCTGACAAACGTGCAGGAACTTGCCAACGATGTGGCCACATTGCGGGCGTCGGTCAACGCTCTGCTCATACAACTGAAGGGATGACGATGAACAACAACCCGTACATGATGGACCCGAACATGGGTATCCCACCGGCCCCGCAGTTCCCCAAGTTCGAGCAGGGTGGCATGGTTGGTCCGGGTGGTCAGCCAATGCCGGCAGGTCTGGCTCAGCAGGGTCAGCAACAGCAGATGAACCCTCAGATGATGCAGATGCAACTGAACCAGTTCGTCAACCAGAACCCGCAGCAGGTTGAGCAGATTCGGCAGGCGGTACTGGAGTCCATGCAGTCCGGGGAACTCACCCCGCAGGAACTGAACATGGTGATCCAGCTTGCCACGGTAGCGTCCCAGAATCCGGACATGTACCCGCAGGTCCGCGCCTTCGCCATCCAGCAGGGCATTGCCACCGAGCAGGACCTGCCGCAGCAGTACGATCAGGGTCTGGTGTTCGTCCTTCTCCTCGCCGCGCAGGCTGTGCAGCAGGATCTGGGTGGGCAGAACGCCATGGCTGGTGGCTCCCCGGCGCAGATGCAGTCCATGGCTGCAGGCGGTAAGGTCGGTAAGTCGGCAAAAGCTGACGGGGGTGTTATCATTGAGGCCCACGAGGGTGAGTACGTCATCCCCAAGCACGTGGTGGAAATGAAGGGCAAAGAGTTCTTCGACTCCATGATCGCCAAGTACTCAGAGAATCAGGGTGGAAAGTCGTAACCTTTCTGTAGAAATGCTCGAAGGGCAGGCCCGCGTAGATGAGTTGTGGCCTGTCTTGGAGCCGCTGTTCAGGCAGTCGTGCGAGAGCAACGACATTGCCAAGGACGAACTCACTCCTGAATCCATCAAGCAGTTGGCGATCGACGGTCTGTGCGCTGTGTTTGTATTCTCGATGGACGATGTACCCAGCCTTGTGCTGGCCATCCAGTTCAACGTCACGAACAACATGAAGTGCGCGGACATCATCGGATTGGGTGGGCAGCACCTGCTGCTGTTCAAGGCTGCGTACTGGAAGATCATTCTCCAGTGGCTCAAGGCCAATGACATTGTGTTCCTTGACGCGTACGCCAACGAGCGCATGGCCAACCTGTACCGCAAGAAGTTTGGCTTCAACAAATCCTGTTCCTACGTACGGATGAATCTTCAGGAGTCGGCATGAGCAAGTCCGTTCGGAAAGTTATCGGTGTGGTCGCTGCCATTGCAGTGCCTTTTGCTGCTCCTGCGATCGCAAGTGCGATTGGTCTATCCGGTGCCATCGGTACTGCGCTGGGTAGCGCTACCCTTGGGTCCACCTTCGGTGGTGCCTTGACTGGTGCAGTACTGGGCGGCGCAGCCTCGAAACTGCAAGGTGGCAAGTTCGGCTCAGGCGCACTAATGGGTGGCTTGGGAGGTGGCATTGGCGGGTACATGACTACACCCACTGGTGCACCTACGTCCAATCTTGCTGCAGGGGCTACGCAAGCGACTCCGGGGTCTGGTGTGCTGGCTAGCGCTCCGGGTGCTGCACCCACAAGTATTGCTGACATGGCTGCGGGGCTTAAGCTTCCGGCAGGTGGCGGTGTGCTGGCTGCTCCGACCACAGCAACTGCGACTCCGGGCTTCTTGGCGAATGTCCCGGGGGCTGCGGGTATGGCTAGCGCGGTAACTCCGTCAGCAGCAAATGCTTCGGGTGTCCTTGGCAATATCGCCAGCGGTACGGCGCAGAACTTCCGGACGATGACCGGTATCGGCGCGGCTCCCGGCACTGCGGCTGCTGGTACGGCTAGCAAGCTGACCCCGGCTCTTGTGCAGGGTGCCACGACTCTGGCCGCTGGTGCTCTGTCTGGTCCCAGTGCTGCGGAGCGGCGGATGATGGAGCAGCAGGCTGAAGCTTTGCGTGCGTCTACCTCTGCCAACGAGGCTGCGTACCGTGAGCGGCTGAACGAGGCCCGCAAGCTGATCGGTGAGTCGGCCTACTTCGATCCTGAGTACGCAGGGCTGCAGTCCGCAAGGCGTGCCCAGATTGCCGGCAGCCGCGCCAAGCGTGAAGGTCTGCGTGGTATGACTGGTGGCGAGCGTCAGGCCGAGGCCCGTCGTTACGATCTGGATACCGCCCGCACCACCGGTACGGCTTACGATGTGGGTTATGGTGCCGGGATCGGTAACCGACTTGATACGCGTAAAGCTGGTCTTGCGATGTTCCCGGGGGCGTATCCTGACTCTGGCAGTGGGTACACCAGCTTGATGTCGGCCTACGGTACTGCAGAGGATCGGGCTGCGGGACAGGCTGAGAACATCGGCAAGTTTGCGGGCGATCTCTACGGTGCGTACACCAGCCAGAAGAAGGGGTAATCTATGGCACTTGGGTTGATCCTTGGTCGTGCTGGTGCCGCCTCCACTGGCTTTCGTACTGGCGAGGAACAGGCTCGTAAGTCGCGTGAGCGCCAACTCCAGATCGAGGAGCAGAACCGCCTCGACCAGTTCCGCAGGGAAGCTGCTTCCCAGCCCTTGCCGGCTGCGCCTGAGTACCAGCGTATGGCAGCCCCGAAGCTTGGCGTCGAGCAGGTAGCTCCTCCGGAGCCGCAGCAACAGGAAGAAGTTGCAAAGCCCACTACGCCGGAGCGTACATGGGATCTTTCTCCTGCTGAAATGCAGAAGCTGCGAGCGAGCATTCGTACCCGGCTAGAGTCCGCTCAAGGTCCGAATATGGTGCCTACAACCGGGTTGGCGGCGATGTCGCCCTACTCGATGGTAAGACCGGGTGCCCGTGTCCCTAGTGGTAAACCTACGGTAACAGACGCACAAGTCGAAGCCGAGTTGCGCAAGTACATCCAAGAAACCGCAGCTAGTGGTCGGGCTGCTCCTTCGGGGCGTCGTCTGGCTAGGCGTCCAGCAGGTGTATCGCCTGAGTCCGTGGCTGGTGCGCTTAACTTGCCAGAGGCGGCGGTGTCGCCAGAGGCTGCCCTTAATCTCCCGCAGACTCCGCAGGCTCCGCAGTTTGGGTCGCTTGCAAACGCCGTTGAGATGGTTGAGAGCGGCGGCAACATGTATGCGGTGAACCCCAAGTCTGGCGCATCTGGCTCGATGCAGACCATGGCTGGTACGCTACGTGATCCGGGTTTCGGTGTAACTCCCGCGCAGGACGACAGTCCTGAGGAAAAGCGCCGGGTTGGCCGTGACTATCTTGCCGCAATGCTCAACAAGTTTGGTGGCAATGTCGAGCATGCACTGGCTGCCTACAACTGGGGTCCGGCCAACGCAGAAGAATGGATCGCCGCAGGCGCTGACCCCAACCGTCTCCCTGCGGAAACGCGGGACTACATCCCCAAGGTGTTGTCCAAGATGGGAGCCCAGCCGGGGGTGCAGGTCGCTCAGGCTGCAGGCGCTCCCGCCCAAGCCGCAGGCGCTCCGGTGCAGGCGTACGTCGGCGAGGAACAGTCGATCCCGATGGAGTTCCAGCGGATGGGTCAGGTCCGTGAGGAACTTGCGCGTCTGGCCGGTATGTACCAGCGCTCCGGGATGGGCCAGCAGTTCATGGAAGTCCGGGCCAAGATCCTCGAGTTGGATGCTGGCATGACCCACTTGCAGGGTATGCAGGGTCTGCAGGAACTGGCGATGTCCAACGATCCGCGCCGGCTTGCCGCCGTGTGGTCCATGTACTACGGGCAGCCGATCAACATCCAGCCGCGCTCGGACGGTACGTACAACGTGTTGGTCAATGGGCAGCTTACCGACCGTGGCATTTCCGCAACAGAGCTTTCCTCCCGATCGCGTGCGGCGTTCGATAGTGCGTTCCGCCAGCAGCAGTCTGCAGCGACCGCCGAGTTCAACGCCAAGCAGTTCGAGTCGAGACTGAAGCAGCAGGAAGACCAGTCGAAGTTGTATGGCGAGATGATCAAGGACATTGCCGTCGAGCGCACCAAGGGCAATCTTGCTCAGGCACTGGAGTACGTCAAGGCAAACGCCGGCTGGGAGATCAAACCCGTCGGCTCCGAAGGCATGGTCCTCATCCGCCCGCCCGGACAGTCGCCGTTCTACTTTACCCCGCAAGGTCAGACGATCACCATCGACGGTATTGAGGTACAATCGAATGCCGCCCGCCCGATTGCGGGTCTGCCCAGCTACGCACCGATGGGGTAATACATGGCCATTGATCCGTTTGGTGTAATGCGACCGGGGATAACTGCAGGCGAGGACCCCAATCCCTACGCCTCGTACCGGCCGGCTGGTTTGCAGGGGCTTGAGTCGTCGCTGACCGACATGGCTACCATGGGTGAGAGGCTGGCGGGGGCGTCTGACTTCTCGTTCCCCAAGCCGGTCATGCCGGCGTCGATCGCGTTCAGCCCCTCGCGCAACGAGTTGTACGTACAAGGTCAGACGTTCTCTGCCGATGACGCGCAGCGTGCGCTTGAGGTCGAGCCGCTGTTGGACGCTCCGGGCACCGGCTTGCCGCAGGGTGACTGGGTCCCGCTCGACGCGCAGGCGTACGGGCAGTACTTGCAGGCCATCCGCAACCCCAGCCTTGGCCGGCTTGCGTCCAAGAACTTCGGACGTGGCGTTGACATGACCCAGCTTCTGGCTGGTCGTGGGCTGCAGTTCGCTGGTGCCGAGGAAATGGGTGGCGGCATTGTCGCCCAGCAGATGGAGGATCTTCGCAAGACCTCCCCGTACGAGCGGATGGCGACCGACATCGGCCAGCCCAACCGTGGCGTCCTCGACTGGTTCGTAGCCAACCTTGCGCAGCAAGGCCCCAACATCGTCGAGTCGGTGGTAACTGCCGCCCTTGGCGCTGGCGCTGGTGCTGCCGCTGGTGGTGGCCCGAACCCGTTCTCCGCCGCTGGTGGCGCTCTGGCCGCCCTCGCGGGTCGTCAGTCGGTCAAGCAGGCTGTGCTTGCCGCTGCCAAGAAGTACCAGAAGGGTGAAGTCCTCGACGCCGCAGAGACCAAGCTGCTGCATGAGATGGCCGGTACTACCGCCGCTGCCCAGATCAAACAGGGTCGACTGTACGCCAGTCCTCAGGGGCTGATGAATGCTGACCAGTTTGCTGCCTACGCAGGCGCTGGCGATGCTCTGAAGCTTGGGGCACAGCAGGCTCGTATCGGTGGCGCTGGTATCGCCACTGGCTTGCAGAACTACGCTACCGGTGTGGCGGATATCTACGGCGAGACCGTTGAGTCGGGTGATCCTGACCGCGCCACCGCTGCGATGCTCGGCATTCCGTACGCTGCGTTTGAGACGCTGCCCGAGTTCCTGTTGGCCGGTAAGGTATTCGGGAATATCGGTGCAGCCAAAGCTCCGCTGCTGCAAGTCCCCGGTATCCGTGGAAAGCTGACCGAAGGTGCCAAGCGTGCGGGCGCTGGATTGTTCAAGGGCGGTGCGCTCGAGGGCGGTACAGAAGCTGCGCAGGAGGGGCTGCTCCTCGCTGCCAATGAGGACGTTGACTGGAACTCGGCGGAAGGTATCAACCGACTGGTCAACTCGTTCGCCGCTGGCTTTGGTGTCGGTGGCCCCATCGGTGCTGTCGCCAATCTCTCCGGTAACAAGCCTGCCAACCTGCTCAACCCTGCTGCTTCCTCGGAGCCGCTTACCGCAGAACAAGTTCTCCCAACACGGGAGAGAACTCGTCGCCCGCCTCGCCCGCCAGCGCCTGCGTTCACTGGAGCACAGGGTGAGTTGTTCGGAGCGCAGTTGCCCGGACCGATGCCCGGTGTTGCGCCAGCCGTTGCACCTGAGTTTGGTCCTGCGCCAGAGCAGTTGGGTCTTCCGTTCGATCAACCGGGGGCTGCCCAGTTGCAGCCCGGACAGCAGGGCGTACTTCCGTTGTTCCCCATGTCGCAGGCCGAGACTGCGCAGCGGATGCAGCCCGAGCAGTATGCGACCACTGGCTTGCCGCAGCTCCCACCGGAAGTTCCGCCCGGGCAGATGCCGTTCCAGTTTGCGCCGCCTGCCCCTGAAGCACCGGTCGTTACCCCCTCGACAGAGTTCGGGCAGCAGGTCCAGCGAGCGCAGCTTTCTCCGCAGCGTCAGGCAGAGTTCGATGCTGCCATGCAACAGCGGCAGGCCCAGCTTGATGCCGACTACGAACGCGCTCTGGTACAACGTGACCAGCAACTGGCAGGCGAGAGTCTGCGCCGTGGTGTAAGGCAAGTCCGTCAGCAGGTTCCTACCGAGCAGGTGCCGCAGCAGTTACCGCTGTTCGGTCCGCGTGGGCTGCCTCGTCCGTCAGGATCAGAGCGCCTGCGCCGTGGCATGGAGCCGCCTGTTACCGCCAAGGCTCAAGCCCTCAAGCGGCCTACGCCCGGTGAGTTCCAGCAGGCTGGTCAGTTGCCGATGTTCACGCAGGCTGGTGAGCCTTCGGTTGCTGCGCTCAAGGGTGCGGCCTTGCGCCGTGGTCCTGTCACCCCAGTTGCTGAGACGGGAGGTCAGCAGGCACCGCCTGCCACGGCTGCGCAGACCCGCAAGAACGCGGACAAGCTGCTCAAGAAGGCCCGCAAGGAAGCTGAGGAAGCCGACAAGGCTCGCAAGGAAGCTGAGGTCGCGCTCAAGGAAGCTGAGCAGGCGCGCAAGGAAGCCGAGAAGCAGGCAGCCGAAGCCTTGGCTGCCAAGGCGAAGGCGGAACAGGAGCAGGCAGATGCCGTTCAAAAGCGAGAAGCAGCGTCGGTACCTCCACGCGAACCTGCCGAAACTGGCGCAGGAGTGGGAGCAAAAGTACCCACCCGGAAAACGCTTACCCGAAAAGGCAAGGCCGTCCCCAAGGAAGAAGGACAAGCCGGGGCTGTTCCGGATGAAGTAGCGCCTGTACCAATCAGCATCACGCTTGCTGACGGCAGTACCCTCGAAAACCCTGATGGCAAGAAGTTCCTTGCTACAATCGAGGATAAGATCAAGCGCTTCGAGCAACTGTTGAACTGCGTCAAGGGAGCCTGAGCATGTACGATCTTGATGAGCTGGCTCTGGAGACTGGGTCTACCGTGGCGTACACGGACGGCCGCAAGTTCAACACGGCTGGTATCCAAGGCAAGCGTCTGATGCGGGGCAGCAAGCCTGAACCCGAGCCTGCCCCCATGCCTGCTCCTGCCCCTCGGCAGGAGTTGACCCCCGAGCTTATGCAGCAGATACTTGCTGCAATCAATCGTCCGGTTGAAGTCAAGCTTCCGACCATGCCGACACCGCAGGTAACCGTTGCTGCACCGGCCAAAACCCAAGCGCCTACCAAGTGGACGTTTGAGTTCGAGCGCAATCCCAACGGTACAATCAAGCGCATCAACGCAACTTCTGAGGCTTAATAATGGCTATCGCACTCAACGTAACGCTGCGCAACAACCGCGCCGACCAGATCACGACGTTCGCTGGCACCAGTGCCAAGCTGCGTATTTACACGGCAGCTTATGCTTCGCAGTTGGTTGAGTGCATTTGCAATGCCTCGGCTTTCGCTGCTGCGGCATCGAGCGGTGTGCTTACCCTCAACGCCATCTCGGCAGGCACAGCCAGCGCAGCGGGTACGGCGGCAATCGCCCGGATCTACAAGTCCGACGGTTCCACGCTGGTGATGGAAGGTCTGACTGTCGGTACGTCTGGCAGCAACATCAACATCACCAACACCACGATCGCCATCAGCGACACGGTCACGATCACGTCGGCGACGATTACCGAAGGTAATGCGTAATGCCGATCAAGCACGGATATACAGCAACGGGGTCTAATGACCCCACGAAACAAGTATCCGTAACGCGGTGGAATGACGATCACACGTTGGATCAGTATCTGGACTTTCCTGTTCAGGCCACTGATCCCGCAGCGCCTGCGGCTGACTTGCGCTTGTACTCAAAGAGTCGCGCTGGTCGACGCATGCTGAACATGATTGGGCCTACGGGCGTCGACGTCGGCATCCAGCCGGCGTTCTTCGGCAACACCATCACCATGTACACGCCCGGTGGCGGCCAGCAAGTCAATAGCGTCACGGCAACCGTGATGAACACGACTTCTCTAGTGGTCGGAAATGTTGGTACGTCATGGGTAAGCCTAAACGGCGGCACCGCAACAGCAACCCTTGGTATAACTAACCCAGCGATCACGACCACGTCTGCATACACGAGGATGCGGCGAACGCTCCTGTCTACTGGAACCAACGCAACATCGTCGTCGTCCATTTTTTCTGGGCTCGGTAACGCAACAATCGCAACCGCGAACTCTGTGGCTTCCTTGCCGGAAACCGGGTTCTTCATGTACATGCGGTTCGCGGTCGATACCTACCTGTCATCAATACAGATGTTCTTGGGTCTGACATCGGCAGTGGCTGCACAGACGACGGATCCGTCAACGTGGACGGGCAGTCTCTGCGGCATTGGCAAAGACACTGCCGACACTACTTGGCAGATCATGACCCGCAACGGCACCACGACAACCAAGACGGCGACTGGTGTCACACCGACAGCCGGGCAGATTCTGGACTTCACCGCATTCATGCCGCCCAGTGGCACCAGCGTCACTTACCTGCTGAAGGATGCCATCACAGGCACTGTCTACGTCAACAACGTAGTCGTCACTGCCACGCAGCCGACTGGCGCTCTGGCGGCAAAGTTTCATATCAGGTCGACCACTGGCACGACGGCGAAGATTCTGGCCCTCAACAAGTTCTATCTTGAGACGGACATCTAACCATGTGGAACGTACTCTCTGACGGCAACGGCAACTATCAGTTGCTGCCGGTCAACGACCCCGTCCCCAGCGGCTGGACAATTGAAGCGGTCACTGCTGATCCAAACTATCTTGATCCGCTGCCGACCCCGCGGATCATCACCAAGTATCAGTTCCGTATTCGGTTCACTTTCTCTGAGCGCACTGGTATCGACACGTCTACTGATGTGAACGTTATTGTCATGCGCAATGATTTTAACGCTGCAGAAGAAATTGATCTCGACAATCAGGAAGTCATCGACGCGCTGGCGTACTTTGAGCTAGAAGGATTGATCGCGCCGGGGCGCGCTGCCGAAATCCGCGCGTAAAGGTGCCCTAGATGGCAGCCACACTGGTTCAAGGATCCGGGCTACTTGGCGCAAACCAAAGTACACCCGTATCCTCGATCACATTCAACGCCGCCTCTGCGTTCACGGTAGGCAATGATGTAATCGTCTCGATTGCGATGCAGGCTAACAACCTGATCTCGTCGGTCACGATTGCCGGAACCACTGCCACCAAAGACTCCTCCCGCGAAACGGACACGTTCCGCGCTGTCTATATATTCCGGGCTCGGGTAGTAAATTCCGGTCAGACGGCTGTTACCGTCAATCTGCCTGCTGCAGATACGTTCTCAATCTCGCTGTCAATTGACGAGTGGTCAGGGTTTGCCACTACGCCGCTTGATACGACCGGGAATGCTGCCCCTACCGGAACTACGCTATGCTCCGTCAACGCCACGGATTTTACTACTCAAGCTGACGAGCTTGTTTACGCAACGGTCATCTTTAGCTCGGATCCCGGCACTACTACGTTCCCTTCTGGGTATACGACGTCGTTTGACGACATCGCCAATACCTACTATTGGTCGGCTGCGGCGTACCAAACCGTATCCAGCATTACCCTTGCCAACGCTCTTTGGACGGCGACCAATTCGATCAATAGTCGTCTTGCTCTGGCGACATACAAGATCGCCACTGCTCCGGTTATTGATGCGCAGCCTGTCGACGTAGTTGCGCCATACGGCACCACGGCGACGTTTACTGTTTCGGCGACCTCAAACATTGGTGCGATGACGTACCAGTGGGAGGAGTCGGTAAACAGTGGCTCGACATGGGACAAAGCGCCGGGCACCTACACCAACAGCACATACAACAGAACGTCCGTAACCTTCACTGAAAATGGCAACCTGTACCGCGTACAGGTAACCAACAGCGTTGGTACGACGACGTCTAGCTCAGCGCTGCTGACTGTCCCGTCGCCTGGGATCACTGTTCAGCCCGCGAATCAGTCGATATCTACCGGCAGCACTGCGACGTTCAGCGTTACTGCCGTCACTACAAGCGCACCTCTTGCGTACCAGTGGTACAGACAGCAAACCCCAGGAAGCGGGTTCTCGACTCTTTCTGGGGCCACTTCTAGCAGCTACACGACTGGCACACTGACAACTGCCGATAGCGGTTGGCAGTACCTCGTATTGGTCACCGATGCCGGCTCTGGCGCGGTCTACTCCAATGCAGCCACCGTAACCGTAAACCCGATCGCGCCTTCGATAACGCTGCCGGTATTTGACATTGCGGTATTTGACCCCGTTGTATTCGATACCGCGAACAGGCTTGAAGCAACCGTTGCGTTTACGCTGGACTCGGTAACGGTCGCGGCCTCTGGAACGGTCACCGCTGGGGGCAAGACCGCCACGATGGCGTTCACCCTTGACGATGTCGCCGTCGCCTCCTCGGCAACGCTGGGGCATCCAGCCACACTTGCCGTAACCCTTGACGGCATCACCTTTGCTGCCAGCGCCAGCATCGGGGGAAGTCTTACCGCCACGATGGCGGTTACGTTGGATGGGATTACCGTAGCCTCCTCGGCTACGCTGGGACACCCGGCTACACTTGCTGCGACCCTCGACGGGGTAACGGTAGCCTCCTCGGCTACGCTGGGACACCCGGCTACACTTGCTGCGACCCTCGACACGATCGCAGTCAACGCCAGCGCTACAGTTTCCTCGCCCGGTGCAATCACCGGGACCATGGCGTTCACGTTGGATGGCATTGCGTTTGCCGCCGATGCGATCGTGGTCGCAGCTCCTGTGGTATCGGCCCGCCGACCCCGCCGACACGGTGTCAAGTTCGAGCCTTACCGCCCTGAAAAAGATCTTCCCACTCTGGTACAGTTGCAGCAGGAAGATGAACTGGTTACTGATCTTCTGGTGGCCTTGACCACCAAGGGGTTCTTTGATGGCTACCGTTAACTTGCGATTCCGTGCTTGCTTCAAAGGTGCCCAGATCACCGACAAGGAAGCCGAAAGATTTGTGGCTTTGGCCAACGAGTACGGAACCGACGACGTGCAGGCCAACTACGTCGCGGCGATCTCCGATACGCTGGATTCTTTCAAGCAGTTGCGTGAGCAGGTGCAGGCTGCCTTGGAGGGCAAGCCCAGCCCAAAAGGTGAGGCGGCGGTAGCCGCCACCCCGGAAGCGGCAGTAGAAGTAACCGACGATCAGGCCCGTAGGGCTTGGTTCAACTTCGCCCCGGAGGACGCCCCCAACTACAACGTACTCAGCCCGGAACTCAAGACCGAGTGGAAGGCTGCTGTCGCCGCTGGCGAAGGTCGCCGCATGGCGGCCAAGACTATTACCGCCAAGCATAAAGAAGCTGCCAGTGCATCGGCTGGTGAACTCTGGTCCGACATGATGGATGACGGCTCGCCTGAGTTTGCTCCGTTCGAGGCACTCAGCACAGAGGCTCAGGAGCGCTGGGCAGCGGCTGTCGCTCGCAACAAGGCCACAGGTGAACTCGGCGAACGCATCCTCAGGGCACACAATGCCAGCGCGGAATGGGATGCGGTGATGAATGACGGCACGTCCAAGTTCGTGACGTTTGCCAACCTCAATCCTGAAGATCAGGAGCGGTGGACCAAGGCTCTCATGGAAGGCCGGGCCAATATCGAACTTGGCGAAGTACTCATGGCGCGTTCCGAGAAGGCATACAGCGCCGCCGAAGATCTGCAAGAAGCCATGGACGAGGCCAAGTCCGCCAAGAGCGTAAAGGTATTCGGCCTTGCGATCTCTGACGTCATGCAGATGGCGTTCTTCAACACCGACAGCAACAACCTGAAGAACGGACTGGTCAAGGTTGCGCTCAAGTTCATGGAGGAACTGCAGGTTACCCAAGACCGGCATGAACGTGCGACGCTGGAGTTCGTCACGCTGATCAAGGATCTGAAGTCTTTGCAGTATGCCCCCGGCAAGGGCGAGCGCAAGGGCGAGGTTAACGCGTGGTTTACGTACGCAGACAAGAACAATTTGCTCAGCGCGATAACCCGAGCCAAGCCGGATCTGAAGATCACCAACATGCCTGAGGCAGTGATCAAGGCAAAGCTCGCCTCTGGCGATATCCAGTTGTCGAACCTGCCAGAGGAGACGGCCAAGGAGTTCCGTGACGCTCCGTCCAAGCCGGCTCCGACCTCGACGACCATTACGAACACACCGGAGTTCAAGCTCCAGAACCTCATCAACGGATTGTGGGGGGAAGACCAGATCCTGTTCACGGACAAGCGCAAGATCAATGCACTGTTCAAGCGGATGCGTGCCTTGTATGAGAGCGTGTCCGAGGACATGCAGGACTACCTCGTCCGTGGTCAGCCACTGCGCGACTACTTCGATGCCGACGGTAACCCGAAGGGACGCCGGTCAGCGGCCAACACGTTTGTGGTTACTACCGAGGAGGTCTCTGATACCGACGTGATGGTCGAGGCTGATCGCGTCAAGGCTGCACTGGAAGAAGCTAGGCGACTTGCGGCTGAAGCCCGCAAGGAAGAAGTATCGGCAGAGCGCTCGCGCAGTGGCTCGCCCTACGACGACAAGAACGGTGCGTTCCGCCGTGATGATGGCACTGTGCTGGGGGATACGGTCCCGGTCGGTCGCATCCGCATGGTCATCGCCTCGCTCATGTCGCGCTTCTACAAGCGGCCCACGGTCCATGTCTTTGCCAACGTCGCTGACATGCGCACCAAGGACAACGCGCTCTACCGCCGTGCCAAGGCTGCGTACAAGGGCGACTTCGATGCGGTCGCATCCAACGCGATGGGCTACGCGTTTGGTGGTGATACGGTCCTAGTGTTCTCGGACTTCATCCGCACCGAGCAACAGCTTCGCTTCCTGATGGCGCACGAAGTGCTCGGCCACTTCGGGTTCTCTGGCGTCATGCCCAAGCGTGAGCTGGACGCCGCCCTTGAAGAAGTGTACCGGACCGACCCGGCTGCCAAGGCTGTCATCGACGGCATGATGGTCGCCGAGAACATGTCCAAGCTTGAGGCCATCGAGGAGTATCTGGCAGACAACGCTGCCACGATGGAAACCTCTGTGCTGTACCGGTTCTGGACGCAGCTCAAGAACTTCCTCAACAAGCTGGGCTTCACGTTCAAGGACGACATGGCCCGGTATCTGGTCGGGCAGGCACGCAAGTACGTCCGCACTGGCAAGGGTGGGTTCGAGTTCAGCGGTGCGTCGCTGTCCAGTGGGTACGCGGCTACCGAGGGTAGGTTCCAGCGGGCAACTCCGTCGACGTTCAGCGATGCGGTGTCGAGCAGCTTTGCGTCCATGGGCTACACGCAAGCCATATCGCAGGGTCCCAACGGTGGCGTCTTCAACTTCGCTGATGCGTGGAAGAACATCGCTGCCCGTAGGCAGGATGCACCCGGTGTGGTGTCGCGGGCGCTCAACGCCATCCAGACGCTGGACAACAAGGCCCGGCGCAGCTATGGCCTGTCGCTGATCTACAACATGCTCGAGAAACAACAGCAGTTTGCCCGTAGGCTGCTGGCCAAGTACGAGCGCATGACTGGTGTGACCCACGAGTTCAGCACCACCGACCAAGACAAGATCAAGGCTGGCTGGTATCTGTCCCATGCTGCGCTGCTTCGCAGTCGAGCGGCCACCGACGAGGTGATCCGCAAGCAGCAGTCCATCGTGCAGTTGTCGCCGGACGGATCGCTGACGCTCAACCGTAAAGCTATTGATGCGCTCAAGACGTTCGGCGTCGTCACTGCAGAGGAGTTCCGCAAGGGCTTCAAAGTTACCTACGACGACGGCAAGGGTGGCGTAACCGAGCAGCTTGTTCAGGATAACGTCGACGAGAACAGCACGGCTTGGAAGATCTACCTCGAACAGCGCAACACGGTTGCCGAGGCAGCCGTCGACATGATGCTGGCCAACTTCGAGGCAGCCCAAGACGAGTCGACCCGCATCTTCAACGACCTGAACTACAAGCGCACCGGCTTGGATATGTTCACGGATGAGGACCTGAAGGCGATCAAGGACGTCTCGCGTCGGTACATCGAGATAATGTACGCGGGCAGCACGATCCAGAACGCATCCAAGGAACTGCGCAAGGAGTCTCGTGAGAAGGCGGAACGGCTTGTGATCGCCGTTGGTCGTGCGCTGTTCAACGATGACGTCATGGCTGTGTGGCTCAAGCGGCCCGACGCAAAGCCAGAGGTCTTGGCGGATCTGGCTGAGTTCCAGAACTCAGAGTACGACGATATCCGCAAGCAGTTGCCAAGTCTTGCCGCCAAGGTGCAGACGGACAAGAAGTCCTTCGTCGTGCAAAAGGCGATCCGCGACCAGTTCATGTTCGACTTGCAGGCGCAGAACGCAGAGTACTATGCGATGCGCACCATCATGGGTGCGTATGTCCCCTTCACCCGCCGTGGTGACCAGCAGGTCAAGCTGACGGCTACGGACATGCAGGGTAGGTACGTCACGCTGCACGAAAGCGCCAAGACCATCCTGCCGTACTACCAGTTCGACAGTCGCCGTGAGGCGCTGGAGATGCAGGCCGACCTGAACAATACGTTCGGTGGCGAGAAGACATGGAAGTTGATGGTTGATGACGGTACTGGTGAAGGTAAGGAGATGGAGGTCCGGCTGACGGCTGAAGTCTCGCGGGTACGCCAGAGTCCTGATCTGGTCGAGGCGGTCAACTTCAACGAGTTCATCTACGCCTTGAACCGGATGAACATCAACATCAAGCCTGACGAACGTGAACGTATTGTCAAGACCTTGACGGACACCAACGCGCGTGCGCGAAAGAATCTGTTCCGCTCGGGTACTCCGGGTTGGGACAAGGACGTTATCCGGTCGGTGTCCGAGTACCTTGAGTCCACTGCCCACGTGGCAGCGAAGAAGCGCTTCCGTCATAGGATGGACGATATCTTCCTGCGTCAAGAGAACTGGCTTGGTGATGCCGCTAAGCTGGCTGCACTGAAGGCTGCGGTGGATAACGCCACTACGGATGAGCAGCGGGCAGAAGCCCGGCGCGAGTATGCCAAGTATGCTTACATGTATCAGTACATGAAGCCCGAGGCGCAAGGCCGGACTGTCGAGGTCGGTGGCAAGCAGACGCCTACGCTGGGTCGTGGCGAGGACTACCGAGAAGAAGCAAAGAGCATCCTGCGGTGGTACACCGACGCCGGCAACATCATCGAGTCCACCGAGGACAAGCTCTCCGGTGAGGTCGGGTCGCAGTTCAAGATGTGGGTGGTTGTGGCGCAGCTCGGTGGCTCGGTTGCCACGGCGCTTGTGAACTTCACCTCGCTGATGACGCACTCGATTCCCTATCTCGCAACGCACAACGAGAAGATGGGATTCGGCGGTGGCTTCTCGGTCAACAAGGCCAGCAACGCCATCTGGAAGGCTGCGACTGATCTGAAGAACTACAACCTGTCTGACGGTGGGTTCATCAGCAAGGTCGTGGAGTCCGGCAAGTGGGCTGACTACGGCATGACGGAGGACGAAGCTAGGTTCCTCTTGGCTGCCACGGAAGAAGGTGTGTTGCAGGCTGCGTTGTTCAACGCGCTGATCGGTAGTGCGCGTGGTCAGGGCACACGCAACAACAAGATGCAGGCTGCCATCCAGACATGGATGGGTATGTTCAGCTACACCGAGCAGATGAACCGTCGCGTCACTGCGATGGCTGCGTACCGGCTGGAGAAGGAACGCGCTCTGGCCATGGGTATGTCGGAAGCGGATGCCTCGGCCAAGGCTGCGCAGTTTGCCCGCGATGCAGTGAACGACTCGCAAGGCGAGTACGGCATGTTCAACCGCCCAGAGATGGCTCGCGGTAACCTCATGCAGTACGTCTTTATGTACAAGCAGTTCTCGATCATCACTGTTCAGTTGCTGCGCAACATGCCGCTCAAGGGCAGGGCGTTGATGATCGGCTTCCTCCTGCTGGCCAGTGGTATGCGCGGTCTACCGTTCGCGGAAGACCTGATGGATATTCTGGATACCATCATGCAGAAGCTTGGCCTGACCACGGCGAGCGTGGAGAAGGAGTTGATGGAGTTCTTCGATGGTGTCGCACCGGGCATGACGCCGGCCATCATGAAGGGCGTACTCGATCAGTTCACTGGCGTGACAGTCTCCAGCCGCTTGGGTATGGGCGATCTGATACCGCTGACTGGCGCACTGCGGGCAGGTGCGTCTCCGACACAGGAACTCAAGGATTTCGCTGGTCCTGCGGTCGGCGGATTGATCGACGCAACGGCTACCGCTGGCAACATTGCCCGGTACTCAGCAGAAGTTATTGGGCTGCGTGACGACACCACGAGTGTCGTGGATATCCTGCGCAAGTCTCCGGTTGCTGCGTTCCGCTCGATTGCAGACGGCTCGATGTATCTTGCAGATGGGCGTGTCACCAACAAGGACGGGCAAGTGGTGTCGAGCGACGCCGGGGTGGGCCTCGCCATGGCGCGGATGCTTGGGTTCTACCCTGCCGAAGCTACGTTGCAGAACGACGTGGTGCGCCTGTCCAAGCAGTTGGATGCCTACGCCAAGGAGATCAAGGCCGACTACGTACAGGCGTACCGCAAGGCGTATCTGGATTCGGATCAGGCTGGCATGAAGCGGATCCGTGAATACGTTCGTGAGTGGAACGCAGATGCCCAAGGGACTGGGCTGGAGATCAGCGGGTTCGAGAAGTCAGCGCTCCGCTCTGCCCGCGAGATGTCCCGTCCGACTCTGGCTCGCTACCTCAAGTCTGCACCGGAGGGTATCAAGCCAGAGACGGTCGAGATGCTTCAGGCCATGGGCTACGACGTCGAAGACCTATAGCGCCCGGAGCTGCCCGATACTCATGGAGTCCACGTCCTCGTTGGCTTTCTCGAGGATGCCCATGAGTCTCGGGTGGTTCAGGTTGACAGCGATGACGTAGGACTGCGGCAGCTTGATCGGACTGTCCTTGGCCAAGTACGCCTTGTTGGACTTGGGCGTGACGTTGACATTCTCGTCAGTAAGTTCCTGCACAAATGTCTTGTAGTCGGCGCCACGGGTAGAGATCCATCGGCGGAAGTTGGTGCGGTCAATGGTCACACTGCCGTGGTCGAACTGATCGCTGGCGGACTTGCGGTGCAGGTCGAAGCGTACGTACACGCTGCTCCTTGGCATGCGGCTGTAGTCCACGGTGGGTTTGCCAGTGCCGTTGTGGAACACAGTGATCGCCTTGTCCACGTTCTCGTTCAGGAACTCGGACAGCATGTCGAACGCATCGACCTTGTTCTCCAAGACAGAGCGACGGATCGAGCCTAGGCTATTGAGTACCCACTCCGTACCCACTGACGGGTCGAACTGGATGATGTCCCAGTCCTCGGCAAGCTTGCCGGCAAGGTCAGCAAGGATGATGGCCTGCTCCCAGTACCGCTCCTCGCCAGAGAACTTGGACTTGTAGGTCTTGTTGAAGTTCTCGGTTGCATTGGCGATGGCTGCCCGGATACCGTCCGGTCCAAGTTCCAGCAACTTCTTCACGAACGCAGCGCCGGCATGACCGTAGTTGGTGTTTATGAAGTTGTAGAGCTTGCGACCAGCCGCGCTATCCCGAACAAACATGGGGTGCGAGGGGACGGTGACCTCAAGCAGTCGGGCCATCTGCGCATCGGTATCCAGACCAGACGAGATGAGCTTTGACTGCATGGACTTGTTGGTGGATACAGTAACCGGCATGGAAAAGGTCTTCGCATCCTTCTCCTCCGCGTTGCGATTGAGGCGAGCCTTGTCCCTACCTTGACTCACCCAGTACAGGAAGTCACCCACTTCCTTGTCGACCATCATGGTCGCCTCGTCGATGGTCATGGGCATGTTGGCGTACAGACCCATGCGTCCGAACAACGTGTTCTGGGTGAACTTGGCAGAGAAGTGCAGCCGATCCGGGTTACCCCAGACACTCTGCATCCACAACTGTGCCAGCGTCTTGCCGCTTCCGGTAGGTCCGTACAAAGATATTGTCAGGCCCTTGAGTCCGGTGAATGCGTAGAGCGGGGCGGACAGGCTGACACACAAGGCGAAACGATGTGCTGGTAGGCCAAGCTTCTCGGTCAGCGTGGTCAGTTGCGACCACGACTCAAGCGTACCCAGCTTGCCGTACAACTCGCTGCCCAACCGCTGTGATCCGGACGACAGGGTGATGTCCTCCTCGCTCACAGTACCGTCCACGCTACGACGCAGCAGGGTGTCACCAATCACGAACTGGGTGAAGTTCTCCTTCCACCCCATCGTGGAGTACAGGTTGGTCATCGCCCGCTTCTGCCGTAGCTCCTCCATGTATGCCCGAAGCATGAGTTGAAAGAACTCCGTCTGTTTCTCGGTGGATAGGACAATACCTTGGTCGGCTATGTCAGTGGTGAAGTCCTTGATCCTAGGTACGGTGAGGTACGCCTGCCGCATGGACAGTTCCGTCCACCCAATATGGGGACGCTTCCAGTGGTAGCGAACAGTCTCGTAGCCCAGCGACTCATCCTTGCCATAGCCGACGGGGTAGATGTCGAACTTGCAGATGTCAACGTCCGACTCGTCGATGGTTACCTTGATGCCGTCGGCTGTACGCTTGAACGGCTTGGGGATATCGACCTCGAATGCGATCTTGTCAGGCGCTTCCTGCGGGGCCTGCACTTCCTTGTACTGCACACCCAGTCGGGCAGGGGTTCCGATCTTGTCCTTGAACCTGCAACCTTTGCAGCCTTCCGGCCTGTCAGTAGCGAAGCGGTTGCATGTGGTCGGCCCGGTAGTCGACTGCTTCCAGTGGTAGAGTTTCTGTATGGTCTTGGTCGCGTCGAAGTCCGGGTGGTTCTCACTCCACTTGATCGCAGTATCTTCGGGGTCCTGACAGTATGCTGCCACGCCGAGCAGGGCATACCAGAACGGCTCGGCCACCTCACTCTGGTTCTCCGTTGCCCACTTGACCTGCTTGCACTTGCTGGCTACGAGATGGGACGAGGCAAGCGGTATGTCTACCTTTGTTTCCAGTGCTTGAGCCAGTGCGGATGTGGATTTCTTGATTGGATCTACAGCACTGAACCTGATATATCTTGACAGAGCAGCCGTCATCACGGCTGTCGTAGTCTGCGGTGCGTCCATCAGCAGGCGCACTTCGCTCCCGTTCTTGGGGTTATGCGTACCAATAGGACGTAGCACCAGCGCACTGTTGGCAGTGGGGCCGGCATCTACAGGGAACTTTAAGTCGGCTGCGGCTGCCTTGAGAGCATCAGCCAGCGGCTTCCATTGGATAGGATCCAGCTCCTCGGCCAGCGTCCAGTAGACATGCAAGCCGTTGCCGGAATGAATGATCATGGGCTTGGGCAGACCGGTGTCTGCAATGAACTTGCCCAGTGCTACGAGTCCCTCCTTCCACGACGGGAATGGCTTCGATGCGCCACAGTCCACGTCCAGTACAAGTACCTTGGTGGCTCTGACGTTCTCTTGTTTTCGGCTGCCCTTCTCCTTGTACGAGGAGATGGCGAAGTATGTGTTGTTACCACGCTGGTCGAGAGCGAGTACGACCTTGGCGAGTTCCTCCACCGTAGAGAAGTATCCCTGTCTCGGACCATCTTTGTTGATGACGGTCGTGACAAAGTATCCGTCGGTGGGCAGAACCCGCTGTAGAAATTGCAACGTGTCCATTGTGCCCCTGATGGAAAGGGGGGATTGCTCCCCCCATCCAGTTAGCTAACTTCTTTCAGCAACTCGAGGAGCCGCGCCTTGCGCTCCTTCTGTCCCGAGGCGATGACCTCGGGCATCGGCCAGTGGTGAACTGACATGATGGACAGAAGTTTCTTCAGCGTCAGCCGCACTGCCTCATCGTTGGATTTGCGAAGGGTGGTCGTGCCCTTCTTGACCCAACCATAATACGTCATGCGGCTCACGCCAAGCACCTCGGACATGTCCTGAGTGGTCAGGAGCATGTGCCGGCGCAGCGCCTCAACCTTGGAGAAATCCAAAGGTTGTTTAGGCATCATCGGCGTTCACCTCGCCGACCAAGGCAGCGATCTCATCGGCCAACGAGAGGGCTGCGGCAGGGGCAGGAGCAGGCTTCGCCGCCTTCGGGGCAGGGGCAGGAGCCGGGGCCGGAGCGGCAGCCGGGGCAGGCTTGGCACCAAAGCCACGCTTGGCAGGAGCAGGTTCCTCCTCCACCGCCTTGACAGGGGCCGGACGGGGAGCAGGGGCAGGGGCGGCAAGCTGCGGGACAGGGACAGGCTTGGACGCTTCGCCGGTGATCTCCTTCACCCCAGCGGAACCGAACAGCTTGTCAACAACTTGCTGTGTGTCGGCGTCGATGAAGCCGCCAAAGCTAAAGTGCAGCTTCGGGAACGATGCGTCAGTGTCGAACGACACCTGCGTCTGGACAACTTCCGGGGGGATGCCACGGACGGACAGTTCCTTCTGGTACTGGTTCAGTCCCTTCAGCGCAGCCGGGGTGACCTGCAACAGATAGACCGGGCCGGACGGATCGTCCGCTGCCACAACGGCAAGGCGCTTCTGGTCAGCGCAAGCCTTGATCTGCTGGCCCTGCGGGGTGATCTTGGAACCCCAAGCATTCTGCGGGCAGGAGGCACACAGATCGTTCTGCGGGGAGGTGGACTCCGGGTCGGGGCCGATACCATCCAGCGAGAAGCAGTCAGGCGCAGTCGGCTCGGCGTCCTTCGTCCACTGCTTGGCGTACCAAGTCTTGGACAGACGGGGGTTGGCACCGACGATGATGACGTTCAGCTTGGTGGAATCCAGCACAGTCTCGGTGTCGCCTTCCACGATGCGGAAGCGGCTGGCCTTGATGCTGATGCGGGGGAACCCACTGCCACCTTGCGGCAGGCCACCAGTCAGGGACTGAGCCAGTGCAGATGGCACACCAACGCGGCTGGCGAGGTGGGCGGGGACGGAGATGTTGGCGGGAATGAGGTTAGTGGACACGATTACTCCTGAGTACCAGTGGGTTTACGGATGTTGACTTCGAGCTTGGTGCCATAGTTGACACCGGGTGGAACGGCCTTGTGTTGGTCAATGTAACTACGCACAGCAGTCTTGCTGATGCGTTTCTCCAGCATGTCGTAGGCTTCGTTCTCCCGAACAAAACCCAGTACAGCGTCCCAGTCAGCCACGTTGGCATAGTCCGTGGTGGTCAGGAACGCAGTGCCATGCTTGGTCTTGAAGCTGGTCACGCCTTGGGTGTCGGCTTGCTCCTTCACCCACGCTTCCAGCTTGTCGAGCTTGGCGTTGATCGCAGACACTTGGTCTTTGACCTGCGCCTCCAGTTGCTTCTTCTGTTCTCGCAGCTTCATGTAGGCTGCGATCACGTCGTCGACGTTCATACTCCTACCTCTTTGTTTGTTCTTCGATCAAGTCGAGCAGCAGACCTTGCAGTCGCTGCTTGTTTCTCAGCCTCTCGTACATCTTCTTCTCAAGATCGGTACTCTCGATATGTATAAGGTTGGATACATGCCGCTTACCGATGCGCTCAATACGACCGTTGGCTTGGACGTACTGCTCGTTTGCGTTGATAGGTCCATACCATACAATAGTTGACGCGCTTGTCAAGGTCAGACCATGGGACATTGTGCCGGGGTGGGCGATCAGGACGTGCGGTTCTTTCTGATGCTGGAAGTCGTGGAAGATCTGGTTGCGCTTGTTGGCAGACACCTCGCCGTTGACCACGGCGACAGTCCAGTCCTTGGACAGTTCCCTCTCCAGCATGTGAAGTGTACCCGTCAAGGGTACGAACAGGATCACCTTCTCTCCCGCTTCCTCGATGATCTCCTTGACCAAGTTGATCCGGGGTGAGCAGTCGATCTCCACATCGTTTCCATTCTCGTCGTACGCCACGCCACAGGCGATCTGCACCAGCTTCTGGATCTTCACTGCCTCGTTGACTGCGGTCAGTTGCGTCCCGCCATTGCGACTGGCAATGATGTCAGTGGTGAAGGTCTTGAGCATCTGCGTGTAGTACTTCTTCTGCATGGGAGTCAGTTCGACCTGCCGGGTCTGGATGATTGTGTCGGGCAGATCGAAGCACTCGTCTCGGGTGTACCGCACAGCAGGTTGCAGAATATGTTTGACGATCTCAGTCGACTCAGCCCGTGGAACAAACTTCCACTGACCGATCTTCATCATCACCTGCTCACGAAATGCGGTGTAGGTCTTGGTGCAGTACGGGCTGTTGACCAGCTTGGCAAGTGACCACGCATCAGTAGGTGAGTTGGGCGTTGGGGTTCCAGTCATCAGCCACAGTCGCACCGTCGGGTTGTGGTCGATCCATTTGCGGAACGCCTTAAACCTGTTGGTGGATGGGTTACGCAGAACGGCGGCCTCGTCCACGATCACAAGGTCGAACATCCCATGGCAGTGCTGCGAGATGATGTTGAACCCATCGTGGTTGATGATGTAGAAGTCCGCCTCGGTCTTGAGCAGCTTGAGCCTGCGCTCTGCTGTGCCATGCAGCACAACGAACTTGCGATGGATCAGGCCGGTGAAGATGCCATCACCCCACACCCGCTCAAGTGTGGACAGCGGGGAGAGGATCAGTACCTTGCGGACATGACCGGTCTTGATGAGATAGTCCGCTGCCCACAGCGAGGATTGGGTCTTTCCAGTGCCGATATCGTTGAGCACCAAAGCTCGAGTGTTCACCGTCAAGAACGCAGCGGTATCTTTCTGGTGTTCGTACGGGGTGAACCTGCCCGGCCAGTCGTAGTAGTGGAGGATGGGACTCGGGGCTTTGATCCCCAAGTTGTTGAGGATCCTTACCTCGTCCAGCTTGTGCGGCGTGACCACGATGGGTACGCCCTGCACTTCATACGTCTTGGCTGTCGGGATGCATTGCAGCACCCGCTCTGGATTGTTCAGCTTGAGCGCAAGCGCTCTAGCTTTCTCCACGATTAACATGTTTCTCCTTCCAGCCGTAGTGATCTAATGTTTGTTCGAGAGTCTTGAGTGTGGCGTCGTCGCACACCAGCAGCCAGTCTCCACCGGCAAGCTGTATCTCACGCGCCGCCTTGAGTTGCAGTTCAGTCGGCCTCTTGGTTGCGTCCGCCTTGCACTCGATACCAATGAAGCGTCCGCCAACGCAGACAACGAAGTCAGGTACACCTGACTTGCCGAACCCGTTGTTGCCCGGCAGGAAGTACCAAGCGTGGTACTCCTTGAGCAGCTTGCGAACCTTGTCCTTGACCTTGCCCTCTGGTGTCTGTGCCATCACAGCTTCGCCTGTTCACAGTCATGGCGCACCGGGCAGAACCTGCACAATCCACTGGGGCGGCAAGGCCAGTTATCCGACTCAAGCGCATCATGGATACGCCGGATGCGGGACATGACGTCTTGCCATATCGCAGCCATGTTCGTGCGGTTGTATACCTCGGTGTCCATCTTCATGTCCTTCAGCCAGACCAGCGATGTCTTTACATGCTGCACATCCGGGAAGTGCTTGAAGGTCTGGGCTGCGAACAACTGCATCTGGAAGAAGTCAGGGTTGCGCTTGCCGGTTTTCCAGTCCATGACCACAGCGTCAGTGCCAGTGATCACCAAGATATCCAGCTTGCTACGCAGCCATGCATCTGCATCCCACCAGCCTGTCGGCTTGAGTTCCTCCGTCAGCACCAGCTCCTTCTCTATGTGCAGCTCACCGTTGGCAGCGATGGCTTCGATGGATCTGCACAAGGGTTCATACGCAGCAATCTCTTGTGGTAAGTCTGACCCCTTGAGCCTGGCTTCCAAAAAGGAATGTATCCGCTCGCCGTAGCGGCTGGCCTCACCGCCTTCGTCCTTCACATCCTTGACGATGCGCTGCCGGAAGTAGCGATACGGGCAGTTCTCGAACTGCTTGATGGACGAATACGAATGGGAAAGTCGCATGGTATTTCCCCCGGTGTTAACGGGGGCGGTAGTCACTGGAAGCTAGAGCGTATCAGGTATCGCCGTAGTTGTCAGCAGTGCCAGCCTCACAGGAGACAGGTAGCTGGGGTGCCCAGACAGGTGGCGTAGACATGACGGCGATGATGTCCGCCTCGGCTACCTTGGCTTGTGTATCCGGTACAACCACGACGATCTCGTCATGTACTTGGAACGCTACTTTGTACCCACGAGTACGCAGTGCTACCATCTGCTCACGGATTGCCAGTGCGGCCAGTGCCTGCACCATGTTCTCCACTACCTTGCCGCCGTAGATCTTGGTCCACACGGCGCTGCTCTCCCCAGTCACCCGATCCTTCACTGCCTTGCGGAACTCTCGGGAGTCTGCGATGTACTCAAACCCGTTGCCAGTTGAGCGCAGCAGGGGGTAGCTGATGGTGTACCCGTTGGGTAGCACGATGCCGTCCGGGGTGTAGTCCAGTGGGCCTACCCTGCCAGAACCACCGTTCATCATGCCAGTCAGTGCGGAGCCGGCTGCGTTCCACAGCGCTGCGATCCTGTGGTTCTTGCTACGGTACAGGCTGACGATGCGCTGTGCTTCGGGCATGTCGATCTTCACGGACACGCCGCCCATGCCAAGCTCAAGGGTACGCCGGAACTTCTCCGCTCCCATGCCGTAGCCTAGGCCAAGGATGCAGGTCTTACCTACGAACCGCTCCACCTTGTCAGCCTTGGTGATGGTGCGACCGTACACCTCGGATGCGAACTCTGAGTAAACATCTCTACCGTAGGTGAACGCTGCGAGTAGGTCAGTTTGTCCTGCCATCCACGCAACTACACGGGCCTCGATCTGGCTGGAGTCACAGGCAATGATCTTGTGCCCGGCTGGCGGCTTGAGCGCACGGCGGATGGTGTTGTTGCCACGAGCAGGAAGGTTCTGCAAGTTCAGCTTGTCACCACCACTGAACCTGCCAGTGTGTGCGCCGAAGTAGTTGAGCATGATCGGCAGCTTGCCTCGGCTGGCAACACCGATAAGTCCCTGCGTCCGTGTCTCCTCGATGGTGGACTTGACCCCAAGGCGGGTGGCTACCAGTGCCTGCACCCTGTCGTCCGGGTACTCAAGCAGATCGGTCATGCCCTTGTCAGTCTTGGACAGTGCCCACGTTACGTTGCCAGTTGTCGGGCTGATCTTGGTCGGGGCAGGTACACCCAGCGACTCAAGCGCTTTGACAAACTTGTTGTTGGACATGATGTCCTCGATGGGCAGGTCCACGCTGGCAAGCAAGTCTGCCTTGCGCTGCTTCACATCGACGAGGTGCTGCTCCAACAGTGGTACGTCCAGCTCGATGACTGGCTCGATGTACATGCGTAGCGTCTGGTCGATGACCATCAGCTCGTTGACAGGCACACGCTTACGCAGCTTGTTGAACAGGGCGTAGGTCAGCTCGACATCGTTGCAGCAGTAGCTTGCGTACCGGGCTAGATCCTCTTGCGTGAAGTCAGCACGGCGCTTGCCCAGTGCATTGACCACCTCGTCGCCCTTCTTGCCAAGCTCATAGAAGGAAGTCAGTGAGGCAAGGCTACCGCCCACCTTCACCGCATGGAAAGGTTTCGCCATGCACATCGTGTCCAGCCACAGCCTAGGCTTGATGCCGAAGTGCCACGAAAGGATGGCACCATCGAACATTGTGTTGTGACACAGGATGGCACGCTTGCTGTAGTCCAGTGACCTGAGGAACTTGCCCGGACTATCGCCGGAGTACCAGTCGGTAGGGCCATCGTTGACCTTGACGCCCACGCCGATCACCTCGAAGCGAGGGTCACGGATGTAGCTTTCCGTAGTCATCTTGGACAGGGAGAAGTCCCTGTCGTAGTACGTCTCGAAGTCAATCGTTACGATGTCCATTACCTTACGTCCAGCCACTTGGAATGTTGACACTCAACCGACCTGCGGTTGTTCCACATACGAATAGAGTCCTGCTCTGTCCTAGCCCACGGCCCACGGCTACTACAGAATCCGCACTGCATATGGTACAGCCCCTCCTCTGCATCCATTGATACCCTCACAGGCGACACGTTTACATCTCCGCAGAATGGGCAAGGCTTCATGTGTTATCTCTCCCTTGACGGTTGCCGTTCTTTATCAGTTGCTGCACAGCTACGAGCGTTCTGCCCAGCTTGTCAGCGATCTGCTTGCCAGTCATAGGCCCATAGTTCTTGAACGCAAAGTCCTTGTCGGCTTGTGTCCAACGTACCTTGGGATACTTCTTCACTCATCGTCACTCTTGAGAATGTAGTTGAAGATCATGATCGTCAGTGACGCCACCAAAAAGCCGATGATGTAGTTCACGAACGGGTGCTTGACGAAGTGCTGGATTTCACTGGGGGTCATACCTCACCTCGCTTGCGGATGGCTGCGGCGCAATCACATTGATATCGCGGGTCATCAACTTCTGTCTGCCACTCATCAGCCACCTTCGCACACGCCTCCCGTTCGGCTGCGGCGACAAGGGCGGCGAAGCGGTGCCGGATGTATGGCTCGCCGGCCTCGACGGATTCGTGCATGGCCTGAAACCATAGGTGCTCGATGTCGTCGCGGTTCATTGTTCGCTCCTCGATAGTCTTGCTCTGCGCCACGGGTGGTTGCTTGATTGTGGCGGGGACTTCTGCACCCACCGTCTTGTGCTGACACCCAGTACCTTTGCTCGCTCGAACACACCGTTGACAGACCTGCCTAGCAACCCACCAATCTGTTCACAGGTGAGACTACCGGCACGTTCGAGTAGCATCTTATCTTCTTCAGGTGTCCACTTCCTGCCGCTACGGCCAGTCATCGTACCTCCCTTTTGGTTTCCACTTGCGCTGCCTCTTGCGCTCGTCGTACTCCATGAGGGCCAGTGCGATTGCCAGCACCAGCCAAGACATGATTGCCAAGACAATGATGATCTGCCAATCGCACATGGCTTTACTCCTAGACTACTTCTTTGTAGGTCTGCCCATTGACGGCATCGAACAGTGTGGATGGACTCACGCCCCACTGCCTTGCGATCTTCGCCAGAGTGGGCAGCTTCTTGCGTCGCAACCCAAGCTCACGAATGCGCTTGATGTCGTCAGTAGCCAGCGGCAACCGAGTCGTTTCAGGATTGAAGCTGTCGCTCAAGATCCTGTGGATTGACGGCTCGGTGATACCGTACTGCTTGGCGAGTGCGTCATATGTAGGAATAGACTTACGCAAGTCGTAGACTTCCAGCACATAACGCACCTGCTCGATGGTAAGCCTGCGCTTACCCGGCACGAGGATCCTCTCCCCGCAGCCAAGTCAGATACCACGCAGCCTTCTCGGCGTTCTCAATGGGATCGCCCTTGAGGTTCATGCGCCACA